GTCTTGTCATCTAGGCCTTCGACTTCTTTTACCTCGGCCATCTTAGTCGTAAAATCATTGAACCCAGACGCGAAGTCAGACATGTCAGTTGACAAGCGAGAGATCGGCGACCCGTTTTTGAACATTGACAAGAACCCGTCAATGATCGTAGACAGAGGTGTCATGCCATTCTTGAGGTCAACTATTGAAGTGGCTACATCAATGGCTGTCGTGGTTTTCTCGTCAAGACCCTCTTTTATCTCGACCTTGTCCATTTGGGTGACGTAGTTGTTGAAGCCGGCCGCAAAGTTTCCAAGGTCATTGGACAACCTTGTGATTGGCGAGCCGAGACCGATGTACTGGAAAATGCCTTCGGTGATCGTCAGCGGCGTAAGCCCAGCTTCAAGGTCTGCGATCTGCTTAGCTATGCCGATAGCATCCGTCGTCTTTTCTTCCAAGCCTTCAGTGATTTCAAGTCCACTCATCTGCGTAGCATAACTCGTAAACCCAGATGCGAAATTACCAAGATCAGTGGAAAGCCTTGCGAGCGGCGAGCCAACGCCAAGGAAGGCAAAGATTCCCTCGGTAATAGTCAACGGCTGGAGGCCAGCTTCGAAATCGGCCACTTGCTGAGCGATGCCAATGGCCGCCGTAGTCTTCTCGCTAAGAGTGCCATCGTCAAGGCCTGAATCGACTTCACCTAGATAAGTTGCAAAATTGTTGATACCCGCGCCAAACGAGGTCATGTCTTTGCCTAACTGCGCGAGAGGACCACCGCCGGTAACCCAGTTAATGATCTTATCGACGGTCGACACTTCTGGCAGTCCGTTTTCGAAGTCAACAACCTTCTGAACGACACCTAGGACGTTGTCGAGGGCAGCCTCATCAATGGGAGGCACCTCCGATAAGTCATTTAGCCCTTTGGCCATGCTCTTAAGTTCAGCGGCTTTCATGGCCCCCATAAACGAACCAACAAGCTTGCCGAACAGTTCGCCGATGTCCTCAACAGCACCACTCATGAAGTCTTTGACAGCCGGGATTTTCATTAAACCGCCGATTGCGGCTATGAGAAGGCCTATAACGACAACCACACCGATTATGCCAACCAATGCTACGCCGAGCCCTTCCCAACCAAGACTGCCAACAAGCTTCATGAACACGCCGAGGCCGGCTAGTGCAGGTCCTAATGCTAATACGACCTTAGCAAAGCCGGTCATTTGCTTTTCGTCAAGATCTTTCGCCAAGGACATCGCATATCCCATAGCTACAAGAATCCCGCCAATGGCCAGCAGCGGCAGCGCTAAAGCTGCGAGTTTGCCAGCAGACATCTTGGTTCGGCTTAGCATTTTAATGCCAATCATTACCAAGGCAACTGTCGGAATAAGCGCCAGCAAAGCTACAGCAAAGCTCAATATCTGCCACACGTTGACCCCAGAAGCCAACCGCATAGCATAGCCAAGAGCTATCACGATAGCTGCTATAGCAAACAGCGGTACAGCGTAGGCCAATATTTTGGACCAGTTAGTATTTTGCTCACCTAGCCGTTTGAGGCCGTGCATCACGACAGCCGTCACGCCGATAACAACAGCAAGCGGCACAGCAAACATGAGCATCTGGTCGGGTGAAGCACCTTGCGCCAACTTCAATGCTACGCCAAGGGCTATCACGATAGCGGCTATTGCAAACAACGGAAGCGCAAGCGAGACTATCTGCGACCAGTTCATGTCTTTGGTCCGTTTTAGCCCGTGCATGACAGTCGCTGCTAGTCCAACGCAAACTGCCAACGGCAGCATAAACGCTGCAACCTGACCAGCAGATACTCCCTGCGTTAAGCTGATGGCATATCCGAGCGCAACTATAATGCCAGCTATCCCGGCAAATACGGACAGAATGCCAAATATCACACTCTTGTCGATCTTTACGTCGCGGAGTTTTCCAAACGCGTCAAGAACTTTCTTTATAGCGCCGACGATTGTGTTCATGCCGAACAAACCAGCAGCCAGCTGGCCTATGCCCATAGCGCCAAGGAAGCCGGTCATAATTGTGAAAGCCGCCATGAGCGAAATAACACCCAAAACCGGCTTTAAGAAATGACTGGTCTTTATTTCATACTTGCCAAGGGTCTTGACCAATCCGCGCATGAAGAGCGTGAGAATCCCGACAGCGACTAGGCCTTTTAGCAGTGCGTCTATCTGAAGCTGACCGAGTACCGCAACCGCTGCAACCATAGCCAGCAGCATGACTGCCATCCATTGCACTTGCTTGACATCACTCTCGCCCTTGTGCTTACCGATACCAGCAACAAACGCACCGAGAACCATCAGCACTAACCCGGTCATGAACAGGCCCTTAAGGAACGCGCCGATGTCCATACTCGAGAATATAATTATGCACAGCGCCATGGACGCCAATGCGGCGGCGAGCCCTTTGAAGGTTTCACCTAGGCCTTCAAATATGTTGCCAACTTTAAGCTTGACCGCGACGATCCGCACTGCTAACAGCAAGACAATAGCACCTATGATTATGCCGAGCACAGTAATAAGTGTGCCGATCGCGTCGCCAACCCTATTCTTATCGGCGACGGTGCTCAGCCAAACAATGAATCCGAACACCACGGCAAGGCCTAGAACTACCTGCTTAATGGCATCGCCTATTTTCTCCCATTTTTCAGCTTTTTTCGCATTGTTCAGCGATTTTGCATAAACTTTCGCCGCTTTGGCAAAATTCTTTGCTGCCTTAGCCACATTGTTAACTGCAACTGACGCCATTAGTGTTGTGACAGCAGCAATTACAGGCACAAGACGGCGGAACAATTTCAAGAGTTGGCCAGACACGACATCCAAGACGATCGCCAGATTGTTCACAAGCCAGACTACGCCTTCGACGACGCTAGAAACTATAGGCTTTATCGTTTCAATTGCATTTGCGGGAAGACTCTTGAAAGTGTCACTCGTAAAGAAATTGACAACGGAATCCCATATTCCAGAAAGGAAGCCTATGACATCGCTAAATACGTTGGACGCTCCCTCAGCAGCTTGACCTGGCAGCGCCGGCAAATCTTGAGTGAAGAACGTCTTAATCGATTCCCATATGCCCTTAAGGAATGTCAGCACACTTTGCAGAGCCTCGGAATCGGCTATTGCGGTCCTTACTTTATCGTAGAACTTGCTGATCTTGTCAAAGACACCGTCAACGTGTTCGAGCTGCTCTTCAGGGTTGGCTCTTTCCATGTGCTCGATGTCTTTACCGAACAGGAACTCCTTAATGCTTTGGAAAACGCTCTTAGCTGTATTGACTATGCTCTCTATCCGTTCGCCATCACTGATCCAGTTCCATATTTTTTCGAAAAGACCAGGAACATGCTCGAGCTGCTCTTCGGGGTTAGCTTTTTCCATGTGCTCGATGTCTTTACCGAACAGGAACTCCTTAACGCTTTGGAAAACGCTCTTAGCGCTATCAATAAAATTCTGAATGGCCTCCGACTCGTGAAGCCAAGTCCAGACATTCTCAAAGAACCCGGGAACATGCTCATTCAGCTGCTCTTCTGGATTAGCATGAGTCTTGTCTTCAATGTCCTTGCCAAAGAAGAACTCGCGGATGCTCTTAAAAATGTTCTTGGCCGAATCAATGAAATTCTGAATCGCTTCCGACTCGTGAAGCCACGTCCAAGCGGTTTCGATAAAACCGGGTATGTGATTTGTTACACGCTCCTCCGGGTTTGCCATGGTCATGTCTTCTTCGTCTTTACCGAAGAAGAACTCGAACACGGTTTTAAAGAAGTTTTTGACGCCCTCTATGGCATTCTGAATAGCTTCAGACTCGTTGACCCACTTCCATACTTTTTCGATAAGACCAGGAACATGCTCATTCAGCTGCTCTTCTGGATTAGCATGGGTCTTGTCTTCAATGTCCTTGCCAAAGAAGAACTCATAGATCGACTTCCCGAAATTGCCAACACGCTTGGTGAAATCCTGTATACGCTTGGACATCCCGAACTGCTTCCAGATGCCGCCTACAAAGTTTTTAATGGCTTTAAAGACCTTAGGCAGCTTCCCTATCAACGGAACAAGGAACGATACCAGCTTCGCAAGCCCCATTACGACAACCGCCAGAATGCCGCCAAGCACCTCGGCAATCGTCGTTAAAACGCTTTTCAATACTTCCCAAGCAGCACTTCCGGTATCGCCGCTGAAAACTTCCTTGATTTTTTCCTTGACCTGGGCAAAAGCCTTTTTGACACGATCCCAAGCATTAACCAAAGCTTCTACAGCTCCGGTGCTTTTTAGTGTATCTATAAAGCTTCGCCAAAGTTTCCCAATCGTGAAGATAGCTTCGCCATTTTCGTCAACTTCACCTTCAAGCCCAAGAAACCGTCTAACAGCTTTTACAGCGCCTTCAACGACGCCTTGCAGCCAGTCAAACGCTCCAGCAATAGCCGCGACTATTCCTTCGAACAAGCCGCCTTCAGTGATGAGCTCGCCGCCTAATGTAAGAAAAGAGCTGACTGAAGTGAGTATGTCAACGAAAAGATTTAGCACCGGGCTCAGCAACTTCAGCACGAGACCTATGCCAGTAAAGGCAACTTTAAGCACTATGCCGGCTACTTTTCCTATGAGGCTTATGACAGTCAGTACACCTTTAGCGATTGTCTTGACAGTCTGCAAGCCTACACCAAGGGCGTCAACCGGTTCGAGAACGGTTTTCTCGACGTACGAGTCAATGCCCTCTTTGCTGTCAAGGGCCTCCATCAAATTCAGATGAGTCGTCTCGTCGTATACGCCTTCGATTGCTTCACTGGCATTTCTGCGGTATGCTTCTAGCGCTGCTTTTGTTTTAGGACCATATATGCCATCAGCGCCGCTTTCATCAGTCAGAAAGCCTGCCTGGATGAGCTCTTCCTGCAACGCTCGAATATCTTCGCCCTTATCGCCAAGCTGGTGTTCGACGTCCATTACATAGTCAAGACTCTGCTTGTAAGCGTCAAACGCCTCTTTGGTGTCCAGATTGAAAACGCCCTCGGCCGCCTGCTCTTCGCTCAAATAGCCAAGCTCAACCAAACGCGCCTGCAAAGCCGCAACTTCCTTGCTGGCTTCTCCCATTTTGAAATCTGTGCGGCTTAACGTAAACACGCTTTGGGTGGCACCGTCAACCGAGCGCTGGAAATCGATCAGCGCCGCTTGAGTCTGTTTTCCGAAAACGCCATCGACCGAAAGCTCGTATCCAAGTTCGTTCAGGTACTCTTGCAGCTTCTTGACGTCATCGCCACGAGCACCAAGCTCAAGTATCTCACCGGAAAACGCTCTGGCCACATGAGATCCCTGAGCGACAAACTGCTTCGTTGTCTTAACCCACTCAGTCCTGTAGCCAAACAGCTGCTTAAACTTTTCGCCAAACGCTTCCACACTGGTCGACATGTTGGCCAGCACCTGGCTAAAGTCGACGGGGAAGACCTCTGCAAAAGCGTTCTTAACCTCAACGAGAATGTTCCACAAACCTGTGAACACGCCCTCGAGGCCTGTGATCATAGCTTCTCGACCGCCGAGGTCTCTCCAGCCTTGAAGGATGCCGTTTCGCCACTCCGAGATGCCAGAAGTCGCGTCGATTACCGCGTCGCCCCAGCGGGTCCACAAATCAATAGCCTCGTTGAGATCGCCAAATATCAATTCGAACGACTGCATCCATCCGGAGCTTGTAGCGTCCTTAAGAGCAGTCCAAGCGTCACTGAATGTACGGCTGACGCGCGCTGCGTCAAACGCTGTCTTGCCAAATTCAGAATCCAGGTCAGCATATTTGTTCAAGACGTCGATCAGAACGTCGGAGGTGAACCATCCCTGGCTCAAAGTCGATGAGAACGTTCTAAAATCAACAAGCGCACCATTTTTGGCAAACACCTGATCGCCGCGTCTTTGCAACGTGCCGAGCTCAACGGCAGATTCGATAATCTGCTCTTTGAACTCCTTAGTGGCCATCGTAGCATTCTCAATAGACTTCCAGTCCATCAGCCTGACACTGCCTTGCGACAACGACTGAGAGAAATTGTACATGGCCGCGTTTGCCTGAGCGATCGAGGCGCCGGATTTAGCGGCTTCGTTGTTGATACCCTCAATAGCTCCGACAGCCGTTTCAAGATCAATACCTGCGGCCACGAATTTGCCAAGCGATTCCGTCATGTCCGTGAAGGAATAGCTGGTCATGTCGGAGTACCAGTTAAGCTCATCCAAAGCCCCGGTTATTGTCGAGAAATCAACGTCTGGCAACGCAGACTGAATTGTTTGGACAGCTTTGGTCTTTTGCTCGTATTTGTTGAAGCCCTCTCGCCACTGGTCCATAGTGGTAAGAGTGGCAGTAAGTTGCTTGCTGAAATTCAAAGCCGACTTTCCCATGTCTACGAAATAGCCGGCTATATCGTTCTTTACCCTATAGATTGCTAGGCTTAACGTGGAAATGGCGTCAAGCCCCGTTTTAGCCGCTTTCTGGGTTGTATGGGCGGCCTCATTTTCAGCTTTTTCTAGTTGACTTAACTGCTCTTTCGAGTCGCCCATTTTTAGAGCTTCTTCAAGCAGCTCTAGGGACTTGATAGATTCGTGAATGTTTTTCTCAAAATTGCCGTTTTCAAATACCATTTGAACAATACGGCTGTCCATTGCATCACTCACGTTTTGTCACTTCCTTCCATACGGCGTTAGCAAGTGCATCAAATATTGGCTGTATGGCGGGTGTTACAAAATCGTTTGGCGGGACGTATCCGCCGTTTCTAGTGCCATGCCCGTTTACAAGCAAATTAACGATGTTTACTCCGTGATTGTTATTCGTATTATTAAACGACAGGCTTGTGCTGCCGTCGCCACGCTCTATTTCAAAGTTCCAGCACTTACTGGTTTCTCCGGTGTCCCTTGGCGTCGAGTTGGCGAGAGCTTGGACACCAGCCTCTCCATACTGGGCCAAATCATTTAAATAGCCTCTTCCAAGGAGCCGATTCATAAACTTTTCCGTATTTTTGAACGAACCTTTATGACGAATTGTTGCCAAGCCTCTCACCACCTCTCTTAAAAAATTAGCCACGAGTTCCTAGCATGCTCCGACGAGCTGCGTTCAGTGCTGCGTTCTCTTTCATAATGTCTCTGCGGCTCATTTTCTGCTGAGGGCCGCCTTTAATACTGCACACCTGAATCAAGGTCATCAACCGGTTCAGGTTCCACTTTTCGCACTCGAAAGGAATACCTAGTTCGATCATCTGATAGTAGATAACTTCGCTTGTAACGATTTCTCTGGACGGTTTTTGCGGTTTTCGATTATGTATTGTAGTCGCAGTAGCCGGGTGCTCTAAGTATGCGTTAATCATCCGCATTTGGTCGTCTGTCAAAGCATACACGGCCCTTGTATCGGCTGCGGTGTTTAGATTCATGCACCGAATATAATCCAGTGACTCCTCCAATGTTCGCTGAGCCTTTGGATCCAAAAAGGGCTTGCACCACTTCGACTCCCATTTTGAAATTGCGACAAGCGAATGCTCAAGAATCAGAGTCTGCTCGCCAATTGTTACAAACTCTTGCGCCGCGTCGTTGTACCAATCGGTGATTGGCGGTGTTTTCAATACCAGCATATTGAGCATTGCCTCCCCAAAAAAACCGTAACTGGGGAGGGATGACAAATGCCCCTCCCCAGAATCAATGGCATTAGGCCTGACCGCCAGACAACGCTGCGAGACGATTCTTAGCCTCTTCGGGGGTCATGTTTTCAGGAATTGCGCTGGCAATGTCATGCGGCAAAATACCGCGAACAAACGCCATGAACTTCCCCGTTTCATCAGTCATAAGCGACATCACAAGTTCACCGTAAGCCTCGCTCTCGGTAAACTCAGCCGTAAGCTGCGGATTCTTGATGAACCTCCGGCCGTCCTCTGACTTCTGACCATAGGAACGGGACACCAGATCGGAAACGAACTCGAACGTCTTCGTGATAGCATCCATTCGAGTTTTCTCCGTATCATTTTTCTCGATCTGCTCCGCCAAAGCCTGGATTTCAGAAGCACGCTTCTGAATGTCACCGCCTTCGGAGATCATCTTAAAAACGTCGATTTTGCTGAGGTTGAAATAAAAGTCCTCTGTGCGAATCGCGCCATTGTAGTCGGTATAGGTCACAGTTTCCTTAATCATGTGCCAGGTCCTCCTTTAATATGTAGAGAGACCGGGCATAAGCGCCGCGGTCTCTCTAAGAATAGTTAAAATATCAATTGCCAGTCTTAGTAGTGCCCATCAGGGTAATCACTTCGTCAGGAAGCGGCAGGCGAGGCTTCGTATCGCCCTTGCCGTAGAGGATTTCCTCAAGCGCGGTGAGCTTGTCCTTGTCAGCCTTAAGGGAATCGATAACGATAGTGGCAGTTTCCTTGTGACCGGACACACCAACGGGAACGGTCTGGAACTCCCAGCTGAACGTGATAGCTTCGGGGGAGTCGTTGATGGACGAATACTGCTTTTCGCTGGGCGACGCCGTACAGCCGTACACCAGATGCAGCTTATAACCGTCGTCGGACTCGGTAGCAGTGTCATTGCCGACGTTGGTGACGTAGCTCAGGCCGAACGCCTTTCGGGGCTGCTGACCAACGTAAACGCCTTCGGCAACCGCCGCAGAGCCGTCACACTCAGCAAACTCGGGCGGATAAGTGTACGCCTCGATCGTGCCGCCGAACGTCTCAACCGAGCGCAGCACAGCGTACTTAATGTTATCAGCCCACAGGTCCGTAGCTTCAGCGCCGGACGGCGATTCAGACACACTAGTCAGACCATTCCACGGCACACCGTCACTGTAAGTGCCGTTGGCATCCTGGGGGTAAAGCACGCCCTTGTGGACGCCCATTTCATAGTAATGCTCACCAGTTTTGTCCCAAACAATAGGATAAGTTCCAGCCATTGTCTCTTGTCCTCCTAATAGTAGATCGTAAAGGAATAGTGATTGAGTCCATCAGCCGTGTAGAAACGATTAAATGCACAAGTCGGTATCTTCATAAGCCGGCTCCGTGTCTCGATATCATCCGGGCTCTTGGTGATATAGGTAAGATTATACGCAGTGAACCATCCGTATGGGCGGTTGTCACTGTGAAATATCTTTTCGCTTGCCAACTGATAAACGATGCACGGATAAGTCATTCGAACCGTTTCTGGCGGCTGAAAGTACACATTGGGGCAAATATCTTTCAGGAGCTCGTGCAAATCATGCCTCTGGCCCATTATACACGCCTCCAATAGAGAGAATTAGACGGGGGCGCTGGACCTCCACGTCAGTGATTTTCCAGCGAGCCCCCATCCAGCAAATGTAGCGTATGGACGAAAAATGCTCATAGGCAAAGGCGTCAGCCACGATGCTTATCTGATTGCTTATGTTAAGGTTGTCATTAAGCTGATCACCGCGCTCCCATCTTCGATTGATCCGAAGAATGTCTCCGTAGTAAGACCGCTCGGTTACGGTCTCAACCCACACGCCATCGTCGTGCTCTTCAGTCACGCCGTAACCGATTTTGCCATAAAATTTCGCCATTTTGATTTTTCCTAACCGTTAGTTAGCAGCGACCTTCTTGTAGTAGGTCTTGTCCTCGTTCACGGTCGTGTCATCGGTGGGCATGTAGATCGCGCCGACCTTCTCATACCAGCCTTCGGACTTAGGATTGTCCGTGGACTCCGGAGCAACGACTTCGTACTTGTACTCAGTGCCGTTAAGCTCAAGAATGATAGCCGAGAACGGCTTCGTCAGAGCACCAGAGCAGCGGGTCTCGATCAGATACTTCTGCTGGTTGTAGTCGATGTCGAAATCGTCGAACATGTTGATCTCGCCGCCCTTGTCAGCGCCAACGTTATAGTCGGTCAGGTTGACAATGATGCCAAGCAGCTGCTTGCCGTCGGTCTCAAGGTTCTCCATGACGGGAACCGTGACGATCTCCTTAACGCGAAGCGTGGTCGCCAGAATGGCCGCCGTGGGATACAGCAGATGGCCGATGCCATCCTCGATCAGCAGCATATCAGTCAGCATATCCTCGGTCGTGAACAGTGTCGGGTTGCCGGTGCCCTTATAGTCCTTACGAGCCTTAATGGCCGCACGGATAAAGTTCTTAGCGGTCTTGCTGGCGTCGTCGCCTTCCTCGACACGCTTGCGAATCGCGTACAGCTCGTCCTCATGATAGATGGGACGGACGTGGTCCTCGCTGATGTGATCCTCGTCAGAGGTCTGACGGCCATCGCCGACCAGGAACGCACGGGCGAGCTCCTCATTCAGCATGGTGCGCATCTCACCCTTGATCCAAGCAACAACGTCGAAGTCCGTGATGTCAACAATGTCATCACGGTCCAATTTCTGCTTCTTGTAAATGGTCTGCGGGTCAGTGGTGCGCTTAAGCAGCGTGAAGACTTCTTCCTTCTTGCGCTTGCCCTTGATGTAACCCTTGGCACGGGCCTCATCCATGGTGATGTTCGCGAACTGGCTCTTAATGCGGCTGAACGGGGTGTGATGCACGCTGCTCATGACCTTCGCGACCCAGTCCTGGTCACGCCGAATGAACTCGGGGGGATTGTTCAGACTGCGGGCTTCGGGGAACAGGTAATCGATATCAGCCACGCCATAAGTCACTTCGTTGTCGTTGCGGTCATAAATGGTATGCGCCAGCACGCCACTCTCCTGGTGCGCCTGAACAGCGTCACGCAGGCTGCCAAGCCGCTTGGCATCAGCGAAGATCATTTCCATATCGGCGTGGCTCAGGCTGTTCGACGGCGTGTCGCCTTCGAAAACATTATGCTTCATATCCTCGTCATCTCCTTCGTCGTCGTCCTGCATGGCCTGACCGACCATGTAGTAAACAACGTTTTTCTGTTCGTCCGTCATCTCATTGAAAATGTCAGCTACAGTCCTATCGGCCATGTTGCCATCCTCCTCATTAGAGCTATGCTCCAGCTCATTGTCGTATTCTTCATCAGGGTAATATTCTTCATCATCGTAATACTCTTCTTCATCAGCACTATGCTGAAGCTCAAGAGTCTCGTTGTTGTAAATGATCGCTTCGCCGTCGTCGGTCTCGTCATCGCCGTGGCCAAAGCTCAGATCATCGATATACGCTCCGGGGTTAGCGCCGGCTAGCACCAACGATACTTCGCGAATAACACCGTGGAGCACGTCGCCACCGCGCTGCTTAAGCTGGTTAGCATAAATCGACAAAGAGCGAACGTCGCCGTTGTTGACAAGCTCACGAGCCGTCTGGCCAGCCTCCGTATTGTTGAACACACCATACGTGTACACGCCGTCTTCACGGTTTTCCAAAATAGCATGGCCTAGGACTTTGCCAGGCTCGTTATGCTGATGCTGCCATACCAGCGGCACTGTCAGGCCGTCACAATCCTTGAACGCATCTTTTCGAATTGTGCGGCCGTCCATGCATTTCAGATCGTTTCGAGTAGCATACCCGCCGAAATCAATCCGATCTTCCATGGCTAAGCACCTCCTCACTTTTGGTAAATATCATTTTCTTCAGGATAGGCCTCCGCACTGTCCTCCGGCGGGAGCTCATCTCCATTTTGATTTTCTTCCGGCATCTGGCCGTCAGCGTCTTCCATTCCATTAGGTTGCGGCATATTCGGGTTTCGAAGCATGTCTGCTCGTTCGTCGTCAAACGGCTTGAAACCGATAAGCCCACGTACCTCATTCGCGGAAAGGATCTCATTTCGAATAAACACATCAGCCATACTGGCAATGTCAGCCATTGGCACTAGCCTGAACGGATCACGAGTAAACATGATGGCCTGACCCTGCGTTCTAGCCGTCTTGGTAAGGAACTTTCTCTCGAATTCGTCGGCTATCGCGCTGAGAATCGGCTCAATGGTACGATTGTAGTAGTTGCGCATCGTATTCTCGTCGGCTGTGCCATTGAGCACTTCCGGCGTGAGACCAAGATTGCCATATAGCTGGTTTGTCAAATATTCGACTTGCTGCAAGAAATTGTTTTCCAGAGACCGATTCAGCTGCGTAATCTTTTCTGTCGAATCGGCATACGCTACACCGTATCGGCTGCCCATAAGCTGCTCTTCTAGCATCGCGCGACGTTTTTCAGCTTCGGCTTTTCTCGTGTCAGATTTCACAGCGTATGGAAGCTGGATTATGAGGTCCAACTTATTAGCACTTATCTGCTCGTCGACATTGTCCAATCTAGCGAGCGTCCTAACCAGCCGCTGCATAATCGAGTTCGGCTCATTAACGATAGCATAAAGAGGGTTCTCAATGATCGCCACCATTTTTTTCGGCAGCGTCAATTCTTCTTTCTCTCCACGCTTGTCGTTAAACACCGAAACTCGAACATGCTCTGGAAACCATTGCACGATTTTGCCTGTGCGAAGAGTTTCGATTTCATATGAGCTGGATTTCATTGGATCGATAGTCGTGTCGATTGGCACAACGGCTACACAGCCCTCGTCGAACATGCTCATAACTAGATCTTGCATAAATGCTCGACCACTCTGGTCAAGATTGGCTTCTACTGAGAAACAGTTTTGCAGCTTTGAGTGTATGACCTCTACAAATCGATCATTCTCGTCTACCCGGACATGCCTGATGGGGACCGCAGCTACATCGATCGCAATACGGTTGTAAATCGCAGTGACGATCGAGCGTTCATTGCCTCTTGTCAATCTAACTCGATCTGGGCGATAATAGCTGCTCACGCCTAGGTTGCGATACTCAGCGGGGCGGTCCCTACCGCGAAACGCGTTCCATGCATGGGCAAGCCTTTCGGCAAACTTAGGCATTTTTCAAGCCTCCGATCACTATTATCTCCTGGGTCGGGTCCTATTAGACGCAACATCCGCCGCGCGGTTCAAGTACATATCGCGGCGGCTATTACGGCCGTCCGGAACGCCCAAATAGTTTGGCGTATATGCTGAAATCCCGGCGCGATTCCCAGTGCTTCGACGTTTTCCATTGAGCCCTGTTGCAGCACCCACGCGCCTCACAGCACCACGAGCAGCATTGCCAACAGACGAAGCCGCGCCACGAGCAGCATCACCAGCAGACGAAGCAGCACCGCGAACGGCAGTAATTGCCCTTGCAATCAGACTACGGACTCTGCCAAAGATGCTATTGTCGTACCTCGACTGGGCCTCGCGAAGAGCGTTCATATTCTCAGGACTCGGATTTCTGTCATACGCTGCCTGCGCCTCACGGACGTAGGCACCAGTGCCGAGCTTGTAAATATCTGTCGCAGTATTGCTGACACTCTGAATGGCACGCTGAATCCAGCTACGGCCAGCGTTGACCGCGGACGCCCCCCACGAAGTTATAGACGAAACCGACTGATTGAGACCGCGCCGAGCAACTACGCTATAGGTAGACAAGCGGTTCTCAACGAAGCGGCTAGCACGCTCACCAGCAGAGCTCGGAGCGTTACGACCGCTATATTTGTCGTCATTCGTCTCATAATGCATACTATTCGTCGGCCTGTCATAGGACAACTGGAAGCCCGCCGCAGGGCGATGGCTCTGCCTATCTATACGGCTGTTATTGCGAGAGCCTTTAGGCAGCTGCTGGATCGGCCGCCCAGCAAAAGCACCTGTCTGGCGACGCGGGACAGACGGACCAGACACAGTCCGACCACTGCGAGCAGCACGAGCAGCAGAGTTGCCACCGCCACCGCGAACATCCTCGGGATAAATATACCTGCCGTTCTGGATATACAGGTATTTGTGTTTCTTCCATTTAGTACCCTCGTTAGTGTGGGCCAAGGCACCACTACCAAACGGAACAGCACCAATATAATACTGACTCATTTTGACTCCTCCTTAGTCGAACGCGTCTTTATGAGCGGTATACGCCACAAGCGCGTCCATCGTTGCGGCGACAGGATCGATTTTCTGGTCGCCTCGTTTTTTAGTGAGCTTTTGGTTGCCGTTTGTATCCACAATAGTCACAGCATGACCCATAGCAAACGACATGATAGCCTCGTCAAATACCAAGAGCCGCTCCATTACTAGGTTTTTCAGCTCTCCCAAAGGCACGCTTTCTGTGCGGGCACCCTGTATGACCTTTTCTATTCCGTAAGGTCCATTCTCCATAGCCCACCGTTCAACGAATGTTTTTGCATTGTACGGGTCATAACCAAAAGCTCTAACGTCGTACCGAGTTTCTTCAATGTGCTTGTCAAGATCGTCGTACACGTCCATCATGTCAAGCATGGCGCCTTCCATGACAATCAAACTGCCCTCATCTATAAACTCGTCGTACTTCAACCTCGTAGCTGAAGTCAGCCTCGAAAGCGTAGACGACGTTATATAATTGCGCGTTTTGACACCGAACGCGCCGTCATTGAGAGGAAACAGAAACGCGAAAGAACAGAAATCGTCGCCGCGAGACAAGTCCGCGCCAAGAGAACATGGCATTTGCCAGAAATCCTGATGGGGATGGGGGAGAGTCTCTTCGTACGTGAAGAAATACGTTGAGCCCTCCATTGGTATTCCAAAGCGCTTAGCCAAAATATCATTTCGCTCTGTTGGCACGTGCTCGGCTCTGTCTACATCGTTCTGATATGTCTCATAGGATACGGTTTTACCTAAATTGGGGTTAGCCTTAAGCCATTTACTGGGGTCGTTTACTTCTTTGACATCGTCAAGGCGGTAGTACCATATCGAAACATGAGGATTGTTGTATTCGCCACGAAGGATCTTCATAAGTTCGAGTTTCATAGTGTCGCCTACAGAATTTCGAACTGTTCCTTCCGAACTCGTAGCAAGAATGAAATAATCCTTAATTTTCGAGGCACCCTGCTCAATAGCGCCGACAACATCTTCACGAATATCGCCGGACAGCCATTCATCAACGGTAGCCACCTTTGTTCGCAGACCCTGAAGCTTGTTAATCGACATCGGGCGAACTTCAAGCAACGACCCGGTCATGAAGTTCTCGATGCCTTTCTTTGTGGAAGCAAGCTTTACTCTTTTAGCCTTTGAGCCAGTTGTATTTTGAAGTGAACCTTCTGTCATAAACTGGAAGACCGGCCCTCGAGCTCTGGTTATGGCTGTTCGGATCGGCGACATAACTTCCTCCGCCAGTTTCATCGTTGGCGCAGTTGTTATCTGGTGCGTCGTCGTAGTGTCAACGTTCAGAAAGTAACTTTGGATGCATGCCGCATACATAGACTTGGCAGCTCCTCGAGAGACGATCAGATACTGCTTGTTAATCAGTCTCTGCTTTACTCGTTTAGTCACATATCTTCCGCCGTGCCCGTCAGGATACGGCTCGTAGACACTTCGACGAACGAAATAATACCACCCAAACACCTGCTCGGCCCAAAGCTTGAAAGAATCCAGCAAACTCAGATCGCCGCCATCGGTAAGTGTAAGCTCGTTTTCACAAAAAGAAACAAAGCCATTAACAGCTTCGTCATCATAGTAAATATTTGGGTCTGCTATCAGCCGGTCAATACGCTGCATCTCCATGGAAACCTCTGCACACACAGGGATTTCATTTCGTAGAACAGCGTCCCTGAATTGGCCATAGTATTTTGGTACAGCGGTATTTGATAATGACATTTGAACCTTCCTACGCTATGCAGTATCACTTTTGCTTATTGTTATTTTCGCTCTTTCTGGGCGTTCGGAGCCCACACATGTCTATTTCGACGCTCCTCGTCAATAAGCATTTGGTTCCACGCTTCCGTATACTTGTCATCGACAGCTCGTTGACTGTCTATAGCAGCTTTCTTAGCCTGACGTTTCTCAGTCTCGATAGCCCAGTCATGCTGACGGTCTTCGGTGTCAATCGCCCAGTCGTGCTGCTGCTGCGCTTTCGCCAACTCACGCTTGTAGTTTGTCTCCGCGACGTCACGCTGATAACGATGCTCGGCCCACAAAGCAGGGGCGTTGCCAACGGCACGACCTAGATTATCAGCTGTGGCATTGCCGAACCTAGACATAAACTCATTGGCTCGCTGTTCACCAGCTGATATGATCCTTTGACCTGCAATACTTTTTAGTGTCGTGCTGAAAGCCAGCTCTTTGGACAGACGGCCGATAACGCTGTCGATCTGCTCATTGCTGAGCTCATCGAGATGCTTTCCTTTTCCGTATCTACGTCGGCCAGCATCGGTTAGCCGGCCATCAGGATACTGGTAACGCCGGACTCCCCATTTTTGGCCTAGTATGCCCCAGTGAAACAATACACTATCCATCCATGTCACTTCCCTCCGATTCTGCGCGTACGTTTAGACGCCATTCAATTTCATCGCACTGTTTTGTCATGGCATCAGCTACGAAAGACGTTGCCGGCGGATCGAACATTAAACGTGTTTTTAGATACACGTATGTCTTCACGGACTCCATATCGTCGCGCTCATCAAGAAGCTCGCTCCAAGTTTCGTCTGGACCAGTTATACTAAAAGTTTGTTTGCGTCCTACGCCTAACTGGTTCAAAGTCATCAATGCACTATTGATTAGCACAATAATATCAACGTCAAACGCCGTGTAGTCAGCGTCTAAACCAAGCATCTTCTTGACAGTGTTAAGTATGCTGTCCATAATCGACCCCCTCCAAAATATCATTTCCAAGGACAGGTATCTCCTGGTGTCCTCACAACAGGATCGCGCCCCAGCAAGCTCGCATCTCCGTAATGGATGGCATTATGCGTCATTGGCGAAACACAGATTAAAAACTCCGGATTGAAAATATCATCTGAACGCTCGTTTATGTCGTCTTCCGTTATAGGATTTAAATGGTGAACGATTATACGATCGCCTATAGTGCGACCTTCAATGCCTAGATCGCATCCTTCATCTCGTATAATAACTTGCTGTCGAACGCTTTTCCATTTCGCCGAAGTATACAGGGCCTGGTTCAAATATCTATCAAACCCGAACGTGCTTTCGCCAACCAACCCTCCAAGGCGGCAGTATTCGTAACGCTCCAGAAACGTCTTAAGCTTTATAAGATCAGTATACCGGAGGGTCATAAATATCTTCCTCTTCGTCGGCACTTCCAGCTCCGGTGTAAGTCCGCATAGCCTCTAGGGCTTTGAGATACAATTCCTCTGTTCGCCGTTCAGCTCGAATGGCATCGACCTTGGCGACAAGCAACTCATTCTCTTTTTGCAATTTCTCTTTTTCGAGTCTCTCTCGAGCAAACCCGTTTTTAATGATCGACACCAATAGCTGATTAGACGCAGAGCCATCGCGAAGCCTCTGCACGGCCAGGTCCATCGCCATAGCGATCATCTCGTTCTCCTGTTGCTCTGGAGTTAAACTCGGTGGAATATCAACCGGTTCCTCATGTGCTACTCTACGAGCCATAGCGGTGTTTGCCCTCCTTTCTAGCAGCCTTTTGCACGTTTTTGGTACGCAAATATAACACTTTCGAGTGTTTTACTCCGACCTCTCAGGGACTTATTGAAGAATTAGGAGGCTTGGGAGCGTATGCAAAGGAGGAAACAGCATGAACAGCGCACGAAATAGACCTTATTGCCCTGAGAGGCCAGAGCAAAACACTCGAAAATATCTTTCCCCCGGAGAATTTTTAAAGAGGCGCGCGATTAAGGGAGGGGGTTGTTTTATTGGTGACCCCCCCCCCTGGCAGTTACGTTTCCAACACTATGGGGCGTGGTTCTGGTTTGTCATCGGGCCCGATAGCCCTGTAAATACCCAGAAGATTAAGCCGGCAAATGCGCTTAACGGCGTCATTAATGGCCTCATTATACTCGTCCTCTGTGTTGTCGGATGTCACATCAGTCAAACGAG